TATGCCGGAGCCGGTTGAGGAATGTCGAGGTCAGGTCGTAACGGACGGTCCGCCCGGATTCCAGGGCGTGGCGTCCGATGGCCTCCAGGAGGTGGGACTTGCCCGTCCCGGTCTGGCCGACCAGGACCAAGATCCTCGGCCCCTGGCGGTCGGCGAATCTCCGGGCCGCGGTCAGCATATCGTCGGCCCCCGGTCGGCCCAGGAAATTATCGAATATCCTCGTTATCCCGCCGGTCGGGAGCGCGGCCTGGGCGTGTCGGAGTTGGTCGTCCCGACGTTGTAGATCCTCCCGGCCCACACATTTACATTGGGCCTGCTGGAATATGCGCTTTGTCGGGTCACGGTCGAGGAGGATGCGCCGGACATCGGGATGCGTAACGTCAAAATAATCACATGTAGGACACTGGGAGTCGTCCGGGAGCGGTTCCCCCGCTGACCGGACTCGTTGGAGAGCATCACCGAGGGTTTGCATCATCATGGCTTACCTCCTGATTGACGGGCCTCATGTGCGGCTTGCATCGCCACGTAGTCGGTCGAGACCGCCTTAGGTCGGTTAACGGGTTTTCGGGTCTTGTTAATCTGGACGGGTAGGGTCCGGACGAGGGCGGCGACCGGATCGCTCCAGCCGTTGGTCGCCCTCCCGCCGTCCCGGTAATAGTCCGCGAAGGCCCGGACGATCTCGGCCTCGTTGATGCCAGCCTCCTCGCATCCTTCCCGGACGGAGATGATGGCGTTCTTGTGGGCGGTCGCCTTGAATCCCTTCAACGCCGTCAACGGTTGAAACCAAGCTGGATAATCGAATTTGCTGGCGGCGCCGTCCTCTGATGGTTTAATTGATGATTCTTTGACGGTTACTGATGGTTCGGGTGACATAGCTATGTCACCCTTTAGCGTCTCGGGTGACACCCTTTGTGTCTCAAATGTCACCCTTTCTGCGTCCTGGATGTCACCCTTTATTACGGCTTCAGCATCAAAGGGCGTCATATTGTCACCCTTTATATCCGCCAATATCTGGCGTTCTGTCCTCGGTTGGAAGGGTGGTTTCTGTTTGCCAGCGGATGGGTCGAGTTTATAGACGACGGTGTTATGCCGACCGCCAGCCACCGACCCGGTTGGGATCGCCAGCTTTTGGTCCCGGAGGTCTTTGAGTGTCCGTTGAACCTGGCGGACACCGTAGCCCGTCTTCCATGCCAGCCGTCCCACGCTAGGGTAGCAATAACCATCGTCATCGGCGTGATCTGCCAAGGCCAACAATATTGATTGAGCGTTGTGAGGTAGGTCCAACTCCCAGACCTGGGTCATTAACTTGACGCTCATCCTGTTGTACTCCTCCCATCCGTTACATAACTCTCGGAGTGGGCCGATACACTCGGCCCAGACCGGCAATCGTCTAACGTTCCGGCTTCTCGTCCCTACGTTTCGCCCAGTCCTTGAGGTATGCCGTGAAATCGTCCACCACGTCCTCGGAATCATCGTATTCCACCGCGGCCCGGTCGAGGATGTTGAACAACGCCAGCATCAGGCCGATGTGGTCGTCAAAGATATATCCGGGCCGTTTACTGGCTTGCATCGAATATCCTCCAGCCTTCCCGGCCCTCGATGCAGTAGGAGTCCTCATGGTCGTCCGCTTCCTTCGCGAGTATGTGTCCCCAGTTGCCGGTCTTGCTCTTCCGCCGTTCTTCGTTGTGTTCATAGCAGTAATGGAGCGGCGCAACCGGAGCCTGATTTATCTCCCGGTAGAAGCGATCCCGGAGTTCGCGGATCCAGCCGAATAGTTCCCGACCTTCCGGGACCGGGAGGACGCCGCGGACAACGAAATCCACGGCGTGGTTGTGACAAGCGCCCAGCGCCGCCGGGTTAGGCGGCGACTCCATGTTGGGCGCCGGAGTCCGGGCCGGTGGCGCCGGGTCGGGTCTGGGCTTGGGCGGTGCTTGGACTGGTGCCTCGTCGGACGCTACCCTCTCCTCATCCCCGGCGATCCACGTCGGCTCGATGGACACCATGTCCCAGAAGTAGTCGGAGGAGTATTGGCCGTTTTTGTTGGATTTGAGGTTGCCTTGCTGGATGGTGATGGACACCAACTCACCGACATCATGGCCCTCGACGGTCTCCCAGTTGGTGCCGTATAACGTCAGGTCAAACTTGGAGCCGGGGAGCTTCCAGTCCACCACCATCGACCAGCCGTCCCGGTTCTGTTGTTTGCCCTTGCTCTTGACCTCGGCGGTGAAGTGATATTGAGACTCGATGGCGGTCGTCATTTCGCCCTCCGCTTGAAGACCAGACGACCGCGGGACTCCGTCCGGGCGTTCTCCAGTATCCGCAGGGCGTCGGCCCCGTACTTGGTCGCCAGACTCTTGACGGTCGCGGTCGTCCACTTATCCTCGATTCGGACCTCCTCGGTATGGGCCGGAGTCAGGCACCGCTTGAGGTCAATATCATTGAAGACCTCCTTGAGCGGCCCGAAGGCTGGCTGGTCATATTTGTAGCTCGTCTCCATCTCGCAGATGTAAACCTCAGACGGGATCGATGTCGCCTTGTTCTCCTCCATCCGGCGGTAGGCTTCTTGCTCCAGACGGCCGAGGGTCGCCTTGAAGCCGTCCAGGATGGCCCCGATATGCTCCATCTCGGCCAGGAGTTCATCGTCGGACAGATGGGCGTGGGCCGCGCCGTAGTGGTTCTCTATCGTCTCCGAGGTTGTCATTCGGTCCTCCTTTTCTGGGCGATGTACGCCTCCAGGGCGACCCGTAGGTCTTTTACTTTGACGATCGGCATCGTCTGATTCATGGTTCCACCTCCTTGTGTATATCCGTTTTCCATGGGGTCACCATAATGTCCCCTGCCGGTTGCTCGGCCACCATGTCACCTGGGGACGGCCCTGGAATTGACGGGCCATCCCGACGCCGACCTTCCCGGCGGCTTTGAGGTCTGAGAGTCTACGTTGGGCCGGGACATGGCCGAGCCCGGTACGTTCTCCGATCTCCCCGGCGGTCAGGCCGGGAGCAGACTGGACAACGTCAAGGCATCGGTCCGACTGGGTCCGGCGCCGCCCGGAGTCAGTGACTTCAGCCGCGCCGACGTGAGCGGTCCACGGGTCGGTCGTCCGAGCGATTGGTGTAATCATGCGGCTGGTCTCCACAGGAGATTTGCCGAACCACATTGTCGGCAATGGACCGGTATATCCACATAGATCATCCGGGTTGCGATCTTGCCGCAGTCTAGGCATTCGACCCGGTGCATCGTAGCTTTAGGCATTGACCGGCTCCAGGTGATGGTAGTCTCTGACCCGGATGTCGAGCTGGCGGGTCCAGCGGTAGAACGTCCCGATACCTATCCCCAGATCGGCGCAACACGCCTCGACCATGTCCTTCCGGGCGCGGTGTTTCTCCAGATGCGCCCGGAGGATGGTCTCTATGGGGAGATGGTGTTGGAGTTCCAGGATTCGTTGGGTTGGTGTGTGGTCTGCCATTTACGCTCCTTTGGTTTGTCCTTCTATTATACGCCTGGACAGACGGTTTATCTATTATAGCATTGTCAGTTTTGGGTGTAAATATAACCATTTATCAATGGTGTAAAAAATATATCGGAGGTAGGAAAGTACGGCTCTACCAATTGAAACGCCTGTATGGGCCTCTCAGAGCGTCCGTTTTTTAAGAGAAGTATAAAAGTTGAGCGTGGAGACAAAGAAAAGCCCCCGGCAGGGAGGTAACGCCGCCGGGGCCGCCACTCAAGAAGGAGATGAGATGGAAATGTTTAGCTGGTTTGCTCAGTAACGAGGCGTGATAACTCGCGAGTCTCAGGGTAGGTCAAACTTCCCTGGGCCTGTAAAACCAGAATACGCTCCAATCGGTCTGCGTCCGACAATATCGCATCGGGCGGCAATGCCAAAAGTTCGCCGGTTCGTAGATCCTCATTGCTATCGACCCCCTCTAGTTCCACCAACTCAACTCCCAATTGAGCCGCTAAATCTTGGATATGGGATGCCATTGGAGTGTCATATGTGTCGCCATCTGCGGAGAATAAGGGCTCTAGCCATTGACCCGTTGCGGCAACTTTAAATTGTCTATAAATCATTACAGTGCTCCTGTCTCAACTAACGGCGTGCCACTCCACGGGGTAACGTTAGCATAATATCTACTGTCAATATTGATTGTCGCCTCGCCCTCGATAATGTCCCGCAACCGTCTATAGGCGTGGTCCGGCAATCGATAGTCGGTTGCAAACCACGTTAGATACACAAGATGATTGTACTTGGGACAAGTGGCCGGCACCCAACGGGCCTCATACGCGGCCCAGCCTTCCAGCCAGACCTGCATTCTGGATTTAGTTAGGCCACTGATTGGCGTAGGCCCGCGCCGATCCAGGTATTCATCCTCGGTCAGAGTGGTCCCGTGGATAACCGTTTTATACACCGGCGAGGCGTGAGTCATGTGGACAGTGCAACCGTTCCCAAAGCTCCAATTCTCCGGAAACCAATCCCAGCTAATACCAGATAATAGGCATTTCTCACTGATACGAACGGTAAACGGCCGGGAGAATTCCTTCTGTTTCTCACCGATAAATATGCCTTCCTTGCGAAATTCGATTGCTGGATCATGAGCAAATAAACCGAGATCCTCCACGTCTTCGGCGACGTATTGAACGCCACCGGCAGAGAGTTTGTTTTTCGGAAAGCCGCCGAATATGTAGAGCATTGGCTCACTCATTAGGTGACGGAGAACGTGTAAACGTGCATCTCATCGGCGCCCATCGTAATTGAGGAGCTGCCAGCCGTTGCTCTCATAATCATGGAGGTCATAACTGCCGCTGGCATGTTAACCGTACTCGGACGGTCTATCCTGGATCCGTTTGCTCCTGACGTGCATTTCATACTAGTGGCGCCCAATAGATAGCTGGCCTGACTATAAATACCTTGCACTCGCCAATATCCGGAGTCTACCTCGTTCCCAGTGCTGCCCCAATCTACCGGTGCAAGCATCTCGGTAGTGTTGTACTTGAAGCCAGCCTGAGCCGAGTCGGATGCGCCCGTGGTTTTGCGAATGACAGCAAAAACCTTTAGCACGCTGCCACGTGCAATGCTCAGGCTCGCAGTTGTTAGTAAATCAACCGCCGAGGTGCTGGTCGTGGTCGCTTCCGTTGCTTGACCGCCGTCTCGGATCACATTACCGCTTGCCGTCGTCTGTTTCCACACGGCAGCACCGGAACTCGCGTCAGCCATAATATAGGATTGATCGTTGGTCGTATCTAACCAAATCGATCCAACAGAATATCCGTCGCCAGTGTCCTCGTTAACCGTCGGAGCCGCGCTCGCCGCTAAATTGGATTTCCGGACCGTTGTCGAGCCGCTTTTGATCTCGACGTAGCCATCACCGGCACTTACATTGGCCTCAAGCCCTCCGATTTCATGGATGAACGTGTCCCCACTCCCAGTGGCGGCTAATCGTTTACCGGCAGCCGAGCCAGTAGCGACAACTATATCCCCGTCAGTAGTGACAAGGCCGGGGAAGGTCTGAGCAAAATTATCTTTGATGTAGGTGTTGCCCCATGCGGCGGTAGCAACATCTCCCGTCGTAATCGTCGGAACCGTGGTATATGCCATTTGCTACATCTCACTCAATCGCAAAGTCTCGGCTTGGAGCTGGGTCAACGTCTCTCCCGGCGTCCAACTCCAACCATGCACATCGGCCCGTTTGATAATTTCGGCTTCTATCGCTGACCTGTTGGCTGGAAATACAACCGGCCACCATTTGTCGTCAGACCCGCAAGAGACACAAAGAAAAATGGGATCTATGGAACTGACCATTTCAGCACCGCCGCATCCCATCGGACAGTCTGCCAGCCATCGCCCAGCGTCTATCCTGGCTGCAACCGAGTCTGACGATACCACCTCGACAACTCTGCCAGAGTGCATTCTCCGAAATACTCCGGCCATAAACTCTCGGACGGGCATGGAGGATCCATCAGGTCCGAGGTGATAATCGTCATGCTCAATAGGTCTCCCCAATCTGTACGCCATCTGGACGCTCGGCATAGCAGCACGCATCAGTATGCCCACCTGGTAGATGTTCCCCACTTGGACGTGCCCCAAACCCACCAATCGCTAAACTGTTCCGCATCTGACAATAAATAAGTAACCCGGTGGAGCCGGTCGGCGGTGATCTGATGCCGGACGGCCTCGATGAAAAAGTCTCGGTTAATGTCCAGATCGGCAGTATTGGCAGCGACCACAGTGACACGCTCCGAGATATCGCGGTCGAGCATCTCATTGAGAGCGTTGGTGTCGCGATTAGCGAAATAGGTCATTTGGAGCGTAGCGGCCGGGTCTTTGTATATGGATAAGTTGAAATCGGCCCAGTTAACGGCCTCGTCAGTATCCGGTATAAATTTGCTCCTACTCGGCCAAGTCCGTTTGCCGAAAGCGGTCTGGCTGGTGGAGTCTGACGCTTGTATTGTGACCGGGTCGTCCGCCGTAACCGCCGTACCTCGTGCCTGGAGCTTGGTGACGTACGCCAAGACCGATCCATTATTGGTCAGTGTAATCGCCATCGTCTCACTAGACTTGCTGACCGCGATTCCGATATCTGCTGTCACATTAGTTCCCGACCCATCCGCCGCCGTATTCGCTATCATGTCGGTGGTTGCTGCCGTGGTCGTCCAAGCGTTGACGGCTTGGGCCGAATTAGCCGATGCCGTGGTCGGGTATCGGGCGATCCAAGTCCGGGCCACGCCTGGAATGATGGACGGAGAACTGGCTCCACTCTCTGAGAGGGTCCATAGTACGGCGAGACTGGCGACCGTGTAGGTCTGGACATCGGTCTCAAAAATATTGAATATATGCGGGAGTGGATCGTCCATGATGAGGCCGGAGTAAACCCGCGCAGCTCCCGCAGCATCTGAATAGGTCGCCTGGCTGGTTAGGCCAACGCCCCCCAACCGATGGGTCCGGTTGTCAAATATGATCTTCCCGGTCTTGCCTTCACGAATGAAACCGCCTTCCGTGGACTCGATCTCCTGGAGCGCCGTGACCGTATATGTCCGGTTAGCCCAATAACGTGAGATGGTGGTCTTGCCGGTATCCAACGTCCGGTAACCGCTACCCGCGCCCCATCCGGCGGCGTCCAGAATGTCATCCACAACCTGATCTGTGCGTTGGGCAGTCACCATTGCGACTTCGATCTGGTCGAGGTTGACTTGGCCGAGCGGCCCAGTCGCTTCAAGGATCGCCGTGGCGTCCCCGCCGAGGAATACTTGCGGCGTAATCCGGGTTAAATAGCCCTGCCAAATGGCTTGATCGCTCTGCGTTGCCGATGTCCCAAGGAGTCGCACTGGCCGGCCTGGGAGAATGTTGCCATAGATGGGACTGCTCGTGTTAAACGAATTGTAGTCCCCGCTCCTGTTGTCCAAGGTGGCCCGGAGGGTTCCAGCCTTGGACTTGCCGGTTAGCTGGCTGGCCCGGTCTCGACCGAATGAGCAAGTGATCCCGCGGACCCGGCCCATGTCTATCTCCTCGCCGGTATCACCCCAATCGCCGTCGTTGTTCCAGTCCACCTGGAGCTTATAACTAGCCACCACCATTATGCTCTCGCCAGTACGCCGGAGAAGCCGCCGCCCAAGACGGCGTCTCGGATGACGCTGGTCACTTTGGCCTCAAAATCGTCCATGCCGTTGATATCCCCGTTGATAACAAGATTGATCGTCATCCCGGCACCACGTCCACTCCCCAATGGCACCACCGCTTCCGGGCCCCTTTCGCCCAGCATTGCCAGCGTGGGCCGGGTAACTATGCCGCCACGGGCTAATGTGGGGATCTCCGGGATGTTTGGCAAGCCAATACTAAAGCCGGGGATGTCGGGGGCGAAGGGTATCTTTACACCGGGGATGCTGATTTTGATATTGTTGATGCCCCGAATAAATCCGTTGATCGCTCCAATAATAAAATTAATGGCGCTCTTAACGGTGTCCTTCACTTTATCCCAGATGCCGGTAACTATATCGATGATCTTGCCCCAGTTTTGGGCAATCAATACGGCTATACCAGCGGCCGGGAATATTATCAAAAGGATTTTCTCCCAATTGTCCTTAAATATCCCGGTGATCTTGTTCCATATCTTGGTGAAAAAGTCCGCGATAGCACCGAATATGGCAACGGCTTTTGCCTTAATCGTATCCCAGTTTTTCCACAATAGCACCCCGATGGCGATCGCCGCGCCGATGGCAAGGATCACCAGACCGGCCGGCCCCATAGCCAACTTGACCGCCAGACCAAAGCCACGTACTCCTATACTAGCGATGTTCATGGCTGTTGCTGTAATAGGGCCGAATGCGGCGATGATAGGTCCGGCCGCCATAAATACAGGAGCGAGCATTGATGCCTTTTCGATCAAAGCACCGTTCTGGAATACCACGTCTGAGAGCGAGGATTTAAGTTTATCCAGGACCGTTTTGGTGCCGGCGTGAGCCTCAGCGTTGGCTTGGATCACTCCGGTGGAGTCCGCCAACTTGCCCTTATAGGTATCCAGTTGGGTCTCGCTCAATCCTAGTTGTGCCAGGACTCCAGCAAGGCCGGTCTCCGATTGCTCCAGCGCCTCCTTAAACTGCGTTCTGGCTGTCCTAGCGGTTAGACCTAACTCCCGCTCCATCGCAGTCATAATAACCGCCGCCTCATCGACCGAGATGCCCATCGCGGCCATCTCTGGGGCTAATAAGTGGATGCCCCGGAGGAAATCTTGGACCGTTTGAGTGGATTCCTGGGTGATAAGCCCGAAGGCGCCGAGGAGCTCGCTTTCGTTCCCGACCTCGATGCCCACAGCCGCCAACGCCGCGCCGGACTTCGCCAATGCCTCAGCGGATAACCCGGTGGCATCTCCGACCGTATCCCAAAACGCGGCATACTGTTTGAGAGCGTCGGCGCTATCAAGACCTTGCTGCGCTCCCAGTGTCATCAATTGGAGGGCCGAGTCCAATGGGAATGTGGCGTTGCTGAGACTGGTCGCCATGCCCCGAATCTCCTGCTCGGACATCCCGGTGGCATTCGCCAGCTTCCGGCTCGACTCTGTCAGGCCAGCTTGCGACTTGGCTACTCCTTCAAGTCCTACTCCCAGGGCCGCTATACTGAGGCCGATGGCCTTCCGGTTTTTGACAATGGAATCTTTCACCGACTGGAAGCCGGACTTCACTTTCTTGAATCCGGCTTCTGCCGAAGACGGGTCTGCGGTGATTTTTATTTCGACTTGGTTAGCCATTGCTCTCGTCCGGTTGCCCTTCCTGCACTATTGCTAACATGCGAAGAATCGTTGCGTCCTCCTCCATGAGCTGAGAAGGCAAGCAGGCATATCGTTGACATAGACCGTCAATAAGCTCGGCCCGTTCAAGATCCCAGGGCTTGACTATCCGGTTTCCATCGCGGTCGATGCCGCCGCCAACGTGCTTATATCGCCTGATGTCTCGGATAAAGGGCCCGGCACCGCTACCACCGCCTCCACCCAATGTTGTATTACCAGGTTAGTCAGCTCCATTGGAATCGCTAACATCCCATCAGCATCGGCTGTTATCGGCTCACCATTGGCGTCCTCTAGATTCCACTCCATCAGACAATGTTCGCCGAATAGCCGAGCCATGCCTTCCTGATCTTCACTTTGAGCGGATTCTCGGAGTTCGATGAACCTCGCAAAGCTCACACTAAGCCGGACCTTTATCTCTGCCCCGTCGTAATCAGTCCCTTCAAATTTGATTAGGGCTGTTTTTACCGGGATGCGGAATCCCTTCCGGACCCCGTTAACGGCAACCATTTAAGCCCACGTCGGGACAACGCCACCGGCTAATGCACCAGGAGCTGACCAGGTCAACTCCCCGGATGCCGACCGGCTCAAGGAGTAGTCCGTATAAAACAACTCCCCCGGCAATGTCTGGCCGGAGACCGCCAGGGTTGTCGTCCGCGCCACACTGGTCGATGGCACCGTCTTGAATACGTCGTGGGACATATTTGAGGCATCGTTGAAGACGCCAGAGATCGCCACCGTGAAGTCCGCTAGGAGTAACAGTCGTTCCCTGGCCGACTTGTCGAGGCCAGTAATATCTTGCTCCTCCCTCGGCGTGGCGATGTCGATGGAGGTTATGTCGTTTGAGATCGTCCGGGCCGATCCGCCCGAATCGTCGATAATAGCGCTCATTCCAAGCCCTGATTCTTTAGCCATTTACACTCCTCCGATATTGGTGATCGTTCCAGTTGTCCATAAATTCCAACGGCTCCATGATGCGGTTGTCCCGCATCAGTATCGGGTCACGCCCGACCGCTATCCTATGCCCTCCACCTTGGCCGGTAAAGCACTCCTGTCCCGGTGAAAATACGAAGACGACCAGGCCGTCTTCCCGCTCCTCCCTGAAGCCCATATTCGACCGGCGGACCATCTCTATGTTGGCTATATCGTCCACCGGAAGGATCGTCTTCCAGCCCATCGCATAGTTAACGCATCCAATCTCCAGGCAGCTCACCTCCCGCCAGTGGTCCCGTGGGCGGTTGAGGACGAAATGGGTCAATAGCCCTCGGTTAGTCATTCCTTGTCCTCATCCGTCCCGGAGTCGATTATCCGGAGGGAGATTCCGCCCAGGAATCCTATAAATGCGCCCGTAAGCCCAGTAATCACTTCGACGGCCTGAAGCTTCCATCCTATCCAAGCCGTGAACGTGCAGAATATTGTCGCGGCCACGATACTCGCCAGAATCTGAGGCCGAAAAGCGGTCATCTTCATAACCTAATCCAATACAGGCCGGTCGCCGAGTGGTACATCGCTTGCTCCCTGACCCGGCAGATGCGGCAGACCCGGACGGACCACTCCTCCGAATGTGGTCGCCACCAGTGTCGATTAAACCAGCACATCAATGAGCCTTCAGCATGCATCCATGGCAGTCCCGACGCCTTGGCTCGGAGTTCTGGTTGACCGGATTGACGCTGCCGCTATCGAGTCGATTGCTTATCCTTCGTGTCATCTGTTGCCGTACCCGCCATAATCTCGCCGCTCCCCGGACGGCAGGGCGCCGATCTCTCCCAGTTCCCGGAGTACGTCCGCAAAGCCATCATGGTCCCCCATGATGGTCGCCATCTGGTCGTTAGCCAGGACGAGGTCGGTCTCCAGGCCGCTTATCCTGTCACTAAGTCCGTTGGTGATGGTCACCAGGTCTCCCGCCTGGTCGGCGTGGAGGTCCGTCCTTATCGTCCGCTCGTTCTCCATCCGCGCATTGATGGCGGCGATCTCCCCCTGGACGACGGCGATCTGCTTGACCGCGTCGGTAACGTCATGCCTGACGGTCAGCACCCAGCCGATGATGCCGATGGCTAGTAGCACCAACGGGAGGACGGCGCCGATGAGTCCGAGATGTTTCACTACTTCACCGAAATTGGGACATCGACCAGGTTATCCACGATAGTCCGGGCGCTGATAGTATCGGCCCAGGTTGCGGATGCCACATTTATACCCGTCGCATTTCCAAATTCGTTCGTCCCATCGAGTGACAAGGAGCCAGCCTTGATGTAATCCCACGACCAGGAGCCGACCGATGCGTCCACATTGTCGATCTCCAAAACCCCAATGCTGGCCCCCTTGGTCGAGCCGTTTATCTGGAGAATCACCCTGTCCACTTTTGAATCTTGGGCGGTATAGGTGCCGGCCCCCCGGTCTGAGTCGATGATTATCTGAGTCACGGTTGAGTCCTGTTGTATTTCCTGGCTGTGTCCGTCAACTCTGGCTGAGAGAGTTACGCTTCCTAATTCCATATTGCCCCAGGCCAAAGTGGGCGCGCTGCTATTGGTAATGACGATGTCCCCGATGAATAGATAAGCCGACGCACCAGTGACCCCGGTGGTGGCGTTTCTCGTTATCTCAAAGGATTTCGCCAGACCGACCTTGCCTAAGTCTAAATTCCTCAGCACCACACGATCGACACGCGTCCCGTCCTTAAAGCCCACTCTAAGAGTTTGGCTGGCCGTCCCGTCCGGGTAGTCCGGGTTCTTCTTGCCCATAGTTTGCAAGCCGTCGAGGGTCACATCGTATTCGGCTGGCTCCGGCCAGTTATATGTACTCGACGCCACATCCTTGACGGCGAAATATAGACCCACGGCGACCGCCAGGCCGCTCACGATGATGGCCAAGACCACGATCGTCGTTACATGCTTATTGGCGAAGCCCACCCGGAACAATCGGAACGCCGGCATCCTGAAAGACGGTATCCGCCGGTCCCCGACCATTCGACAGATTTTCTCAAATAAGGTCATTTACCATTTCCATCAACCTTGAATAACGACGCAAGGATGGCCGTGACCGGGATAGTCAAAATGGATAACGCCAAAAGTAGGGGTTCGATTTGGCTCAAAACGGCGGTCGATGTGGTGGCCGAGATTATGATGCGACTTCCCAGGAATAACCAGGTAAACACGACCGGCGCCGCTATCACCAGCCGGACTATGTCCCCGGAGGTCATCTGTATCTTTTCGGCTTTGTCGTCGGCCGCCTTTAGCCGTGCTAATTCCTCCCGCGCTAGGCGTAGTTCCTCCTGGACGGCATCGTCCGGCGTTGTCATTAGAAGGCGACATCATCCTGGCTTGTCCCCCTCCTGGTCGATACGCAGAAGTCCAGGTTGGAGAATGTCCCGGTGGTCGTGATCCGGAGATACCGCTCCACGGCCCCGCTCACCGTCACCCGCTCCGCCGTTGGGGCCGCGGCAGCAGCCACCGCCGTAAAGGATAGGACCGTGGCGAATGCATCGCTGGACCCGTTGTCCGAGGACTGCTGGATGGTCACGGTCGGCGTCCCGGAGTCGATGTCGGTGATCTCCAGGTAGGCCACCATTCCGGCACTGGTCCCGGCGCCGTCGTCACGGCTGGTCGAATTGCCAGCCGAGGAATGGGTCTCCTTGCCGGTGGTCAAAGTGTCGCACCAGTCCAGGGAGACGCCGTCCGCCTGGGTGTCTATCGTGAAGGATAACGACCCATCGTCCCCGCGGCTCGGATCATAGTTGATCTGCTTCCCTACCAAACAAGCGGCAACGTCCCCGCGGGTCGCCCCGAATGCCCAGGTCACGATCCGGTCGGTGGTCACCAGTCCCTTGAATGCGGCGTGTTCTTGCTCGGTCGCGTCATTGAACCAGGAGGAAACGCCGAGGTTCCCGTCCGACAATCCCATCACCCGCTCGTGGGCCGAGGCGTTGAGCCCGGTTATATCCAACAATTCCCGCGGACTTCCGGCGTTGTCGATGGCCGCAACGTCCCCGCTGAGATCGTAACCGTGGACGAATATCTGTTGACCCAGTCCTGATTTCTTTGCCATATCCTCTCCCTATGGAGTGATGGTCACTTCCTCGTAAAGTTGGATGTCGAATGGGATGGTGGCCGTGCGGTATAAAGCCCCGCCTATGTCCAGCGTGGCGACCGTGGCCGACCCGACCGTGGAGTCGGTGCAGTTCCCGTCAAGGTTGGCGTCGGAGCGGAGCTTGGTGTCCACCTCCACCATTGCGTCCCATAACTCCAACTCGATACTTTCCCTAACGTCCGCCGATGCCTGGAGCCGGAAATAAGCCCGGACCATGATGGTCGTCGTCGAGCCGATATCCGACAATGTCTGCCAGCCGTTAGTCCGCGCCTGGACCCAGTACGCCAGGACCGGAGTCCCAGACAACGCCAGAGGCTCGGCCCGGATGACCGCTGCGAAGGCCGGGTCGGTGATGGTCGATAGCAATACATCGATCCGATCTAATGCTCCGGAGCGGCTCAATCGAATGCCTCGATCAAAGCCCCGCCGATGTACTTGTGATATAACGCGGCTTTGTCTCGTTCAATCGCGGCGGTTGCTTTTGCAAACATCCCATACAACGCCTCGACCTTCGGAGCGTAATGGACGCCGCCGGCGTTGAAAACAGCCAGATTGTCCGATGGTAGACTTGCTGCCACCCGCCGCTTGAGGTCGCGGGTATGGGCGCCATGCCGCGTCTTCGGGTCGGCCTTCCAATACTGCGAAGCCGGAGGGCCATATAACTGGTCTTTGACCTTGTTGGCCCCTTCCAGGGTCGCAATATCCAGGAGCCCCCGGTTGACGATTCCCTGCATGGCCCGGAGTCCAGTTCCGTCAAAGACCGGGCCGGTAACCTCAAAGCGGACGCCGAATGGTTCAGCCATCAGAAGATCACCCCGTCGCTCGTCCCGGTCACCCGGAAGTCCTCCAGGGTCATCAAGACCGACCGGACCTCTCCCTCGGCCACCGTCATCGACATCTCCCCGGCGCCGATGCTACCCACCGCCCCGAGGTCTCGGTTGCGGAAGGTCAGCTTGGCGATGT